GTGCTGATCCAGTTCCATACTGTCGATACAGTCGTGGAGATGCCGTTCCAGATGTTTGTGAAGGTCGTTTTGATCCCGGTCAGGACCGTGGTGAAGAAGCCGGAGATGGCATTCCACACCGTAGTCGCTACGTTCTTGATACCGTTGATCGTATTGGTGAAAAACGACTTTATCCCGTTCCAGACATTGGTGAAAAAGGTCTTCACGCTTGTCCATACCGTATCCCAATCCGTACCGAACCAGGAAAGGAAAGTATCCGCTATGCCCTTCAGCATACCCAGTACAGAAGAGAAGATGGATTTGATTCCCTCCCAAATCCCGGAGAAAACCTCCTTCACGCCAGTCCATGCCTGATCCCAGTTCCCGGTAAAAATCCCGGCAAACACATCGAACAAGCCGGTCAACACGTCGAGTACTGTGCCAAGAACTGTGGAAATCACCTCGAAAGCCGCCTCGAATACCGGGGCCAGCACAGCGCAGAAGCCATCCCAGACAGCTTTCAGCACCTCGGTGATGTCTTTGAAGTCAAATCCCAGCGCATTCAGCCGGTCGGTGATTCCCTGGGCAAATGCCTGGAACTTGGCCTTGATTCCTTCCCAGATCGCGATGATCTTGTTGCGGAATTCCTCATTGTTCTTCCAAAGATTGACGAAGGCGGCTACCAGTACAGCAACAACCGCAACTACTGCAAGCACCGTACCGGATACACCGCCGAGGGCTACCTTCAAGGCCTTGAATAAGCCACCGGCCTTTTTGACCGATGACCCGACCTTGAGGATTCCTTTCCCCAGTTTGGCAAAGGCTTTCATGCCCGTGCCAACTTTGCTGATCACCGTTCCCAGTACCACTAGCAGCGGGCCGATGGCAGCTGCAAGCGCAGCAACCTTTAGGATGGTCTGTTTCTGAGCGTCGGACATGCCGTTCAGTTTATCCACGAACTGCTGGATCTTGGTGACCACTTTGCGAATGATCGGCATCAGCAGTTCACCGAAAGAGATCGCTAGCTCCTCCAGCTGGGATTTCAGGATAGTCAGCTGCCCTTTCAGATTATCCTGCATGGTAGCCGCCATGCTTTCCGCCGTGCCGTCGCAGTTCTCAATGGCAGTGGACAGCTTGTCGATATCCTCCGGAGCCGCGTTCATCAGGGCAAGGAAGCCGGACATAGCATTCTTTCCCACGAGGGATTCCGCCGCAGCTGCCGCCTCCGATTCGGACAAGCCGGAGAAAGCCACACGGCAATCAGCCAGAATGTCAGAAAGCTCACGCATCGAACCATCTGCGTTGGTGGTGGCAATGGTCACGTCGCCGATTGCCGCGCCAGAAATCTTCACTTCACCGGCGAGGTTGTTCATGATGGTACGGAGCGCCGTACCTGCCTGGCTTCCCTTGATACCAGCATTGGCCATCAGGCCGATGGCTTCCGCTGTGTCTTCTGCAGAGAAACCGAGCGCACCGGCAATAGGCGCACAGTACTTGAAAGTTTCGCCCATGAGGGAGACATTCGTGTTGGCGTTGGAGCTTGCCGCTGCCAGAATATCCGCGAAGTGACCGGAGTCCGATGCTTTCAGGCCGAAAGCGGTCAGGGCATCCGTTACGATGTCGGATGTGGTAGCAAGGTCCTCACCGGAAGCCGCCGCAAGGCTCATAATGCCGTCAATGCCGTCGACCATATCCGCCGATTTCCAGCCTGCCATGGCCATGTATTCGAAAGCGGACGCTGCCTCGGTCGCGGAGAACTTGGTCTTTGCGCCCATCTCACGGGCCTTGTCCCGAAGGGCCTGCAGGTCATCGCCAGTCGCGCCGGAGATAGCGGCCACCTTCGACATACCTTCATCAAAGTCCGCAGCCGTCTTTACCGCCGCCGTGCCGAGCGCCACAATGGGAGCGGTCACATGGGTGGTAAGCGTCTTACCGGCGGAGGTCATCTTCTGTCCGACCTGCTCAAACTTGCCGCCGACCTCTTCGATCTTGGCAAGAGTCGCGTTTGTCGAAGACGCCTGGGATTCGAGTTCCTTAAGCGCTTGCTCGGTTTCCTGGATCTCTCTTTGCAGCGCATCGTACTGTTCCTGGGTGATCTCGCCCTTTGCCAGCTGTTCGTTCGCCTGCTCCGCCGCCGTCTTAAGGGTCGCCAGCTTCTCCTTGGTCTCCTTGATGGCGTCACCGAGAAGCCGCTGCTTCTGGGCAACCAGCTCGGTATTGGAAGGATCGAGCTTCAGCAGCTTCTCTACGTCCTTCAGCTGAGACTGGGTATTCTTGATCTCCTTGTTGACTCCCTGCAATGCGGAAGTCAGTTTGGTCGTATCACCGCCAATCTCAACTGTAATCCCTTTCAGATTCGCCACTTGTCAATCCCCCCTTTCCGCCATGCTATGGGCATGTTATTCCGTCAAAAAAGGAGCCAATGGATGCTGCTCCATAAGCTCCCGAGATCGTTTGATGTTCTTTTGTTTCAGGGCTTCTGCCCTGCGGATGAACTGTTCCTTGACCGGCTTTACCCGGATCAGGTTCCGCATCCTCGTATATTCCGCAATGTCCGCCCGAAGTCCAGAGTCCGTTGCGCATACCGGGTAGACTTCTCCGCACTCGGAGCAGCGGAAGAAGGTGAACTCGATGTCACCTTCCATATAGGTTTCCGGCATCACGGTCTCCGAGACGGCAGAGCATTTATCACATTTGATCTGCATGGCTTCCTCCTGCTTTGGGGTAAGAAATACCCTGCCAGCTTTCACCAGCAGGGCTTGTCTGAAATTTTTGCGGATTCCGCAGTTTTATCAGTTATATCCGATCCATGTCGGCCTGATTGGCTTCCTCTCGCCACTCGATCTTGTCACGGCTGCTCTCATTGAACATGTCATTGACAAGGCCAATGGTCAGCAGATCAAGGTCTGCGATGTCCAGACCCAGCTGCACACAGCGAAGCATAAACAGAGCGGTCGTCATGGGCCGCTCCGTCTTCCTCAGTTTTTTCTTGCGGGAACTGTGGTCTTGATGTTCATGCCCCAAAGATCGATCAGCTCCGGCAGGATCTGATAAATACTGAAGGTGTTGAACTGGTCGAGCCATTCATCCGGGCTGGCGTACTTCTCTTCCGGATGCGCCGCCGCATACATCACAAAGGCCAGATCCTCGAACATCTCCAGGGAAAAGCCGTCCAGAGTAGAAGCCTCCTCCGTCTGATCCTTGATGGTGTCGTTCAAAACCATCAGGTCCTTGTACACATCGCGTCCGAACCAGTTTCTATAGATACGGGGAATCGCGGCTGAGGCCTTGAATTCTACAGGCTTGCCGTCAATTTCGATCATTTTGGTAACTGCCATGGTGTTTATCTCCTCTCACAATTCATGTAGGGAAAGCGGGGAGTATTTCATCCCCGCCTTCAGTCTCAGCCGTTGGGTTCCTCATTGCCGCCCTGCTCTTCCTCTTCGGGAGCCTCAGCCGGTGGCATATACACTGCGTCGTACCAGGCGTCGTACACAGCCTTGCTGGTATTGACACTGGACTTGGCCTTTACATAGCCGCTGGCCAGCGCGGAGGCGATGATGGACAGTTCCTCGGTCTTGACTTCCTTCTCATCTTCCTTGGTGTCACCTTCCTGAGAGGGACGGGACGCACTGCAGCAGTAGAACACATGGCGGATGGCATGCTGGTCGCCCGTGAACTCAAACAGCAGGGCAAAACGCTCAAAGGTAGTATTGGCGTTTTCAAGCAGGACGCCGTTCTCGTCCTCTTCCTCATGCAGGATGTCCTTGAGGAATTCCTCCGGGATCAGGGCCAGCTCCAGGTCTCCCTCATAACCCGCGTTGTTGTTGAGAACCACATACACGATATCGTCCGCATAGAAGTTCTCGCTTTCTCCTTCCGGGTCAAGGGAGAGGCTCACCGCGCCAGGCAGGCGCTTAGGGGTATCGTAGGTAACGTTCCCGTCTTCATCGAAGGTTGCCTTGGCGTAATAGCAATTCTTCAGACCGTAACGCACCTTGTTTTTCTTCTTGCTCATAGGGTCAATCCTCACTTTCCGGCTCCTCGGAGCCATTTTCGTTTTCGTCCTCGCACTGCAGGTCGAGCGTCACCTCGTAGAGGACTTCATACATCTTCTCTTCCTCGATCCAGACTTCGGATTTTTGGAAGAACATCTCATGCTCCGTGAGGAGCTTTTCCACCCGCTGTTCCAGAGGCGGATTTTTCTCGTCCGTGTAAAGCTCAATATCCAGCTCATGCAGCTGGTAGTACACGGTATTGTCCGCGCCAAACGGGATATTTTTCGGATACAGGAAACAAATGAAAGGCGTGTCCGGAGACTCACCTTCCGCAAAATGGTCATAGGCAATGGGGAGTGAAAGCTCCTCCAGCACCTCGACGACTTCATTGTGTGTCATGGTCTTTCACCCCTTCACTTCTTTTTCGATCAGGCCTTCCAGCATTTCCTCACCCATCTCCTCGGCAGGCGCGATATGCGGGATGGCCCGGACCCGTCCTCCGCCGCGTTTGGCATGTCCCTTCTCCAAAAGATGCGCCAGCATGTAGCGGTTCGGGCTGTATACGGTCTGCTGCAGCATATTACTGCTCTCAGCCGTGGTCTTGGTCTTCCAGCTCTTTGCATACCGGCCGGTCCGGACGGGAGCTGAGCTGTTGATCTGCTCTTTCACTGCCTTTGCGGACTTGCGGACTGCTGACTTCACCTTCTCTGAGGTCAGGTTCGCATACTCCTCCAGACCCTCGTTTATCACGCTTCCCAGCTCGTCCACGGAAATACTCCTGCTCATGCTGCGCCTCCCTTCTTCTGAAGCTTGCACACGATGCGAATGGTCTTCTTCTGGTAGTTCATAAAATCCACGGTCTGGATATCATAGGAATCCCCATGGAAAGCGATCCGGTAGTGTATGCTGTCCAGATCCTTCAGCTCCGTGCAATACCGCACTTCAAAGTTGATGGTCCGCTCCTCTGTCGTGGTAGCCGCCTCGTTTTCCTTGTCATACTGGTAGGTGGAGGCGTAGGTGAAGCAGGAATAGTAATCCGTCCAGACGTTTTTGTGATTGCCATACTTATCGATGACCACTTCGTTTTTCTGGACGGTCAAGCGCTCATTGAACCTTGCGATATCCCGTTCCATCAGAACACCCCCTCGCGGACGGAGGAAAGCAGGTTACGGAGTGTCATGACCAGGTCATGATGATCGGCCTCTTCCCGATGCTCATAGAGATAACCCAGGCAGTAAAACACAGACGCTTTCAGCAGTACCTTCAGCTGCGCCGTTTCTGCTTCATCCAGTTCCTTGCTTCGGATCGTGATAGTCTCATCCGTACACACAGCGTTCCACTCGGCAGCGCTCATCCTGGCCACGTCGCAGGACAGCTTTTCAGCAGAATGAAGGAGGCTGTCGATCAGGCCGTCGTCCATGCTGCTGTCCACCCTGAGATAGGCCTTGGCTTCTTCAGTTGTAATCAGGCTCATCTCTCCAGCCTCTCTTCATAGGATGAGGAGCAGAGGAACTTCCCCTGCTCCCGTTATGGTTTATCAACCGCCAGGCGTCTGGTTCTCGTCAGTACCGCCGCTGGTCGTGTCCCCGCCAGTGGTCGTAGCTTTCGTACCGGCCATCTTCAGAACCTTGACCGACTCAGGCAGAATCAGGCGGCCATCCACACGCTGGGTGGTCATGAAGCCGACCTGGTCGGTGCGGGCATACAGCTCGTTCAGACGGCGGAAAGTACGGTTCTGGCGATCAGCAACCCAGTAGTTCTTCAGGTCGCCGAACAGCAGCACACGCTCACCCGCCGCGATACCGGGCATGAAGGAACTGGTGCGAATCGGGCGGCCCAGGATGGTATCGGGCTTGGAGATGTCCAGAGAAGGCTTCCAGATATAGTTGTCGTTTTTGTCTTTCAGCTTCATCAGCTGCAGGAGCAGTTTCAGCTTCATCAGCTGCAGGAGCAGTGTCTCGTTGCAGACGAACTGAGCATTGCGGCGATAGGGACTCTTGAGGCTGTAGTAGAGATCGAAGATCTCATCAAAGGAAACGATGTCCTCCTCGGCCGCAGTCACGCCAAGCTGAGCGCCGCCAGTCTCGGCCAGGATGCCCAGAGGCTTCTTATCGCCGTCGCCGGTGAAGAAGGCACGCTCTTCCGCATTGCCCATCGCCACACCGAAACGGGCAGCGATATAGCTGGCCAGATCGAAGGCAGAGTCATGAAGCAGCTCGTTGCTGATCTTGATCATCGTGCCCAGCTTGTATGCGGACAGCGTGGTCTGACCGAACTGGGTGTTGGTCTCGGGGATCTCCTCACCCTCATCGATCCAGGACGCTTCCATGGTATCGGTCGCAATCGGGATCTTACGGGTGCCGCTGTTGGTGCGGATAACGGTCGCCAGTTGACGGAAGATGTTGTTCTCCTCCAACGCCTGGATGAGCTTGCGTTCAAACTCGTCGGGCACGGTATAGCCGCCTTCGGTGTCTTCACCTACGGACAGGGCGTTGCGGACCGCAAACTGGTCGCCCTGGTTGCGGATCATGTCCCAGAAGGCTTTGCCGTACTCGTCGGTTGCGGTCGGAGCTACGTTCTCCGCCTTGTGTCCGCCCATGGGCTTGTTGGTGACAGGACGGGAAGTCGGCTGAGAGAGCTGGGCTTCAAAAGCCGCCTGTTCCTCCAGGCGCTGAATCTCCGTGCCAAGGGCCTGCACATCGGCCGCCATGCGGTCATACTGTTCGACAGCGGAAGCCTCGACAAGGCCGTTCTCGCCGCGATGCTCCTCCAGGAAAGCCTTGGTCTGCTCCCAGAGGGTGTTGCGCTTGTTACGCAGTTCCATAATCTTATTCATAGATAGACCTCTTTCTCCGGCTTTCGCGCCGGTCGTTTTTTGATTTGGGGTATAAAGAAAGCCGGGGCAGCTCATTTCAGCCACTCCAGCTTGTCTTTCAGGATTTCATACGGCATTGCGCCGTCTTTGGTTTTTCCGTTCATACCGATCACCGGCACTTCCGGTTTGTCTTCCCCAGGAGGATCTGTCAGCCCTGCCTCGGGAGGTTTCGGTGTCGCAGCATTGATTTCCGGTTCAGGCTTACATTCCGCACCGAGTCGGTTGAGGATGGTTTCACCCATAAGCCGCGAGGAGAAGAGCCACATGGCATCCGTCCCGCCGAGCTTAAAGGGCTTTTTCTTTTCCTCCTCGCTGCCACCTTCTTCGTTCCCGCCTTCCTCCTTGTCGGGCTCATCCGGTTTCTCGTCCGGACCTTCTTCGGGTTCTTCCTCCGGCTTCGGCTTATCCGCAAACAGAATCTCATCAGCAAAGCCCAGCTCTACTGCCTTTTTGGCATTGAGCCAGGTCTCATCTGACATGAGTTTGCTGATCCGATTCCGGGAAAGACATGTCTTTGCCGCGTAGGCGTTGATGATACTCTCCTTGACCTCGTTCAGAGTCGTGATCGCTTTCTCCATGTCCTTGGCGTTACCCATGGCGATGGTGGAAGGATCGTGAATCATGAGGAGCGCCGTCGGAGACATCTGTACGAGGTTTCCGGCCATCGCCACAACCGACGCAGCGGACGCCGCAATGCTAGCGATCCGGACCGTCACGCTGCCGGGATAATCCCTGATCATCGTATAGATCTCAGCCGCAGCAAACACATTCCCGCCCGGTGAGTTGATCCAGAGGGTAATATCTCCCTCCTCAGCATAGAGTTCATCCCGGAACATCTGCGGGGTAATCTCATCTCCCCAGAAGGATTCCGAATCAATCGGCCCTTCCAAGCGGAGGACCCTGCCGCCGCTGTCGTCGTGAACCCAGTTCCAAAACTTCATCACTTCGGTTTACCTGCCTTTCTGGGGTCTCTGTCCCCGTCGTTCTGCCTTGCGCTGTGCATGACGCTCGGCATGGTTTTTGCTCTCATCCTGTTCCTCCTCTTCTTCATCCGGTGTGTCTTCCTGTTCCTCGGGTGGATCGTC